TAGATTTTGATCTATAAAGTTACCTAGTCTATTGTTTAAGAAACTTCTTGCTGCAAGTTGTGTAACCAAACGACTATGTTTTGGTCCACCTACTTCGCTGTCGCCTAATTCGATGTCAGCACTGATTTCATTAACAACAACACCACTACTCAAACTCAGTGCAAGTGTATCTAGTTCACCAATACTAACTTGGTTCACAAATTCAATGTTACCTGTTCTATTATATGCTTTTACAAATGTACCAACAAGGAAGTCACCTAATTCATTTGTACCACTTGTATAAACACGCCCAGGAAGTGTGCTTACCTGTTGGAAGTATTCATCGGTTTGTCCACCGTTTTGCGGTAGTGCATTATAGTCTGTGCCAGATCCTGCATATTCCCAAGTGTGTGCAGAACTATTACAAATACTAGGTCTGTTTAATCTCAAATCGTAACCTGTGGTGCTACCAATAGCTTGTAGGCCTCTGCCTTGAGAACTTCTTACGGTAAACTCAGCACTATATAAGGTTGCATCAACATCAGTAACACTACTTACATTAACTGCACTTGCATTGATTTCACCTGCATCAATAACACTAGAACCTGTAAATTTATTTCTAACTTGTGCATCGCCTACTTGTACTAGTTCGATACTAAGTGTCAAAGTATAAGTTGCAGCATCCCAATCAAAAATTACTGCACTAATAATATCACTTCCGTCTAGTGCTGAAATAGTTGCACCTTTGGTTATTGAATATGTGCCCACAGGTAATACAACTTCTTGATATGTATCATGAGTGCTTATTACTTCATTAATAAAAAATTCTTCGTAACCACGTTTAAAGTAATGTGTGCCGCTGGTAAGAGTTGCATCCATTTCTCTAATTTGTTTTGTCAATGCTTCGTCATGGAATAGTGTAATGGTATCTGTGCTCACTACACTTACATAATATGTACATTCATTTAATAATCCTACTATCTCGAGATTACCGTTAGAATCGTATTCTACCACATCTCCTGTGACAAATCCATGTGGGGCAGCAAATGTTATTTCTCTTGCTATTACATTTAAAGTAGTAGGATCTACACTTTCAGTATAACCAAAACTACCGTCATTATTAAACGTACTAGTTGCATCTGTATCAGTTCCTTGATTAAAAAATCTAAGAATAAAATGTTCTAATGGTGGACGTTGCAGTCCTGCTACCTTGAGTGTTTGAAAACTTTCTGCAATACCGTTTCCATATATTAGACCTCTGTCAAATGCAAATGCATTAGGCGAATAACCAGTACTACGTAGAGCAAATAAACCAAAGTTACTTGCAGAGTTTGTAATACTTAAATAGCCACCATTTTGTGTAAGACATCCATTTTCTGTAAAAATAACAAAGCAGCTAACAATTTGTGCATATGCATCATTCATTACACGCCAAGCGTTACCTCCAAAGCTCAATATTGTAAACGCATTAGCAACCATTGACTTACCTTGCTCAGGTATGCCGTCTACTAATACAACAGGGTTTTCAGCTTCAATATTTGTTGGAGGAGTGTTCGGAGTATCTATTAGGTTACCATCAATTTCAACACCATTACCACCAAGAAAACTAATTACACTACAATTTTGAATATATGGAGAAGTAAATATTTTTGCTCTTGTTGCAGGTAAATTTACATAGCCTGTTCTACCGGTATCGGTATCAGTTAAATTATCAAAACTTACTGCATATCTCCATGTGCTATCAGGCGTTGCTCCAGATAGTTTATCTCTAAATGTGACACCAGTAACGTAACTGCTGTTTCTTACTCTAATAATGTCTTTGTTTGCATTGTCTGGTCTTATGATAACTCGTCTAAGGTTATCACCTACGATACTTACATTGTCAGCAAGAATAATTGGATTCTGTTCAATGTAATCTCCAGTAGCCATCATGATAGTAACATTGTTTATTTGTACATTAGTGCTGTAAGTGATAGTAGGCAAACTACCTAATCCAAATTCTACTATTGAACTTATTGTATTAAATCTATCTGTAACGGTTGTATCATTTCCTGCTGTAATAGTTGCACTAGGATTTAAGGTTTGTGTTAATGCACCTCTAACCGTGCCTACGGTAGTGTTTACAACGATATCTGCTGCTAAGTCTCTAGCATAGTCAATACCGTCAACCGTTTCTGCTAGTTGTCCTGATGGAATTAAAAGACTACCTGTAGTACCTTCGTAATATCTTTGTCCTGCTAATACACTTCTAGCATTGCCTCCAAAACGCAAGTCATAAGCAACAGATTCAACAATTTCTACGGTGTCACGTCTACACTTATCTTCATCGTAAACCAAAGTAGGATATGTAAAATTAATATATTCAATAACTTCTTCAGCAATAAAATCTTTGTTAGATAACAACAAATCTGCTTGATCGTCTGAGCCGGCATTAATAGGTGATACAGGAGTATAAACCATTTCTGCTGCTATTTGTGCTGCACGTTTAAGAGTAGCAACAGGTGCAGTTATACCATCATTAGTATCGCTTCCTGTTTTGCTTACATAAACTCTATTACTTCCAAATATGTCTGGACCGCCAAACGACAAATTGCCTTCGCCGTTAGTTTGCATTACTTGATTTAATGTACCGTCTGCTGTAGGAAAACTATAATCGTTTATATAAACATTATCGCTGAAGTAACCATTTTGCCAACGCTTTGTATCAGAACCAATACTATAAGTATCGGTTACATCTGGTACAACATTGCTTGTTAAGTCAGCAATTATGTTCAATGTATCGCCGTCTGTATCACCTATTGTAATACTGCCAGCAACGGTTACATCACCTTCAAATGCTGCTGTTGTTGAATTAAAAGTAGCAACAAGATTGCCACCAGTGTAGAATTTTAGTTCATCTGCATCTGCTGTTTCTTCAGGTGTTATATAAGTGTCTTGATCAACATCTTTAACACCACCGAGCGATCCCCAGTTAGATCCATCATAGCCTTCGAATATATTATCATCAGTGTTAAAACGTATTTGTCCTTGAGCAGCAGTAAACCCGCTTTTATCTGCTTCAGTACCAACAGGAATTTTAACACCTTCGTTACCTGCAAAACTAGGGTTATCTGATACATTTATTGTAAGTTGTTTTAATGCTGCATCAGTGCTTAAAACAATATTGGAACCTTCTACAAACCCTAAAGCATCACCAACACTATTTGCAACAATGTTTGTTTGTCCACTGACGGTAAATTGTGCAAATGCATTACCTGCACTACCAGCAATAACTGCAATCCATCCACTGCCGCTGTATGCTTCAAATGCTCCTAAAGTTGTATTCCATCTAAGCATACCAATTGATTCAGGGGTAGGACGTTCGGTTGAATCTCCTGTAGGTATTTGTATAGCACCGCTTGGACTTGTGCGAGGAGCGATAGCATCAAAGTTGCTATCCATTTCATTGTATGTTAAGGAAGTACCTTTTGATGAGCGTAGGGTTACAGCCATGTGTTTTAAATATCCTGTTTATGATATTTATCACATTTTATTTTTGCTTAATTTCTAGGGCTGTGCTTCTTAGTGTAAAGTTCGTGTATGGTTCTATCACCAACGTAACTTTCTTGACGACCGTTAACAAATCCTGGATTCTTTTCAACATAGTCAGGCGGCATATAATCAAAAAAGTTTTTATGATAATCAGTAAGAGGAGCCCGTACAATATTAGATATCCGTTGAAACTTATCAGCAAGACCATCATTACCATCAGCTCTTGCTTGGGCTTCTCGTTTTAAATATTTTTGATATTTTGGATTTTTTTCAAACTCAAAGTCTTCGTCGAAATTATCTTCTTCTGCCATCAGTTTGCCTTCACATCTCCGCTGCCTGATGCTGCTTTGTTAGGAACAAAACTACCATGTCCGCCCGTGCTATCACCTATTCTGTGTACACGAGCACCTGCTGCATATACATCTCCGCTGCCACCTGTAGCAGGATCTCCGCAACGTGTTTTATCACCTACACGAATTACAGGTTTATTGTTTGCAAAAACTGAATTTTGTCCTGCCGAGTACGGATAAGAATGAAAGGGGTTAGGAGTAGGGCTTCTATGTCCTATGTGTTTGTCAACATCTGCTCTCACTACTCCTGGCATTCAAACTCCTAAGCCATTGCTAAACCTGTTGTGCTAGACATATATTGTGTAGCCATTTCTTTATCAGTTTTAGTAAAAAATACTATTGCACTTTTATTTATTACAATATTTTCATCAACATCTGCTGTAAAAACATATGGACCTAAGCCAATGCCTTGTTGGGTAACCATAAGAGCCAAAGGCTTTTTGATTGTAATTGTAGTATTATCTTCTTCTATAAATCTAGCAACAATCTCATCACCACCTGTTGTTTTAATAGTAATTGTAGATTGAGATTCGATAGGTTTTTTAATAATCATAAACTATGTCCTGTTCCTGTGTAACCTGTATTTTCTATGTAACTTAACATTTGTTCATAACCACCAATTTTTTGGCCATTAATAACAATTTGCGGAAAGGTTCTTGCTTCAGGAAACTCAGCAAGTACTGCTTCTCGTGTAAAGTCTTTACCTAGTTCTAAATATTCAAACTGGTAATTGTATTTTTCGCATAGTGCTTTTGCTTTTGTGCATGATGGACATGCAGGCTTACCCCAAATGTGTATCATAATGAAAATCCTTTCAATGAATCTTTATCAACGTCTTGTTTAATACCCCCAATGATATACGACTCTACTTCTGTTTCTTGTGGAGCAACTTGTAATCCTGAACTGCTCAACCAGTGTGTAGTCCACGGTAGCGGATTGGTATTAACTGGTGCATCAAAGATAGCATTTAATCCAAGTGCTTTCAGTCTACGGTTAGCAATGTATTCTACATATTGTGCAAGTAGTGTTGTGTTAAGTCCAATCATGCTGCCATCTTTAAACAAATACTCAGCCCAATCCTTTTCTTCTGCAACACATTCACGCCACAGATCATAAACTTCTTCTTCACACTCTTTTGCAATCTTAGCCATCTCTGGATCGTCTTTACCTTGTGCCCAAAGTTTTAGTACATGGGTGCTCAATGCCAAATGCTGTGCTTCGTCACGTGCAATTAATGAAATAATCTTTGCAGACCCCTCCATTAGTTTCAGTTCGCCAAAGCCAAACGTACATGCAAAACTTACATAAAAACGCAGTCCTTCAAGAATATTAACCGTCATCATTGCAAGATACATTTTCTTTTTAACATCGTGCAAAGATCCTTCGCCACGATGGAAATACGCATCTGCTGCTTCATTGAATGCATCATAATGTTTTGTTACACTGGTTGCACGAGCAATAATCTTTTCGTCGTCTAAAATTGTATCAAATACTTCTGCAGGATCTGCATAAACGTTTTTCATAATGTGTGTATATGAACGTGAATGGATAGTTTCAAAAAAGTCCCAAGTGACAATGCAACCTTCAAGTTCGGGCAAACTTACGTGTGGCAAGAATGCCAAGCACGGTCCACGTCCTTGAACGCTGTCTAGTAATGTTTGATATTTCAAATTAGCCGTAAAAATATGTTTCTGCTCTGGGCGGAAGTTAGCAAAGTCTGCACGATCTTTTTGTAAACTTACCTCTTCTGGACGCCAAAAGTACCCAAGCATAGTTTGGTTCAACTTGTCGAAGACAGGAAAGCGAAACGTGTCATAACGCTGAGTGTTTTGGTCTTCGCCAAAGAACATGTTTTGTTTTGTAAAGTCAACTTTTTCTTGATTAAAAACGGTCTTCGACATTGTTTATCCTTTTTATTGTGTCTGTATAGAGAAGTATACAGCCCATCAGGGCTGTATGTCAAGTGTTTTATTTATATGGCGCAGGCTTCGCACATTTCATCGTCTTCAGGAGTGGCAAACCCGTTGACCTGTTCTAAAACTGGTTGCGGCTTTTCTTCTTCAATTTCGCTAGGATCAGTTTTATAATCATAAGTGTTTTGATAGTAACTTGTCTTCCAACCTAACTTATAAGTTGTAAGAAGGTCTTGAATCATTTGACTCATAGGAACTTCGTTATCAGGATAGTTTGTTGGATTGTATGACCAGTTGCCTGAAATAGCTTGATCAAAGAACTTTTGCATCACAGCAACAACATTAATATAACCTGTGTTGTTTGGCATTTCCCAAAGCAATGTGTAATAATTTTTTAGCGTTTGATACTGCGGAACAATCTGCTTAAGAGGCCCTTTCTTTGATTTCTTAACGGACAAGTATCCTCTAGGAGGTTCGATTCCGTTGGTAGCGTTTGACACAACCGATGAGCTCTCAGATGGCATTTGTGCGGACAATGTTGAATGACGGAGTCCGAATTCTCTGATATCATTGCGTAAACCATCCCAATCATAGTTAAGATTGTTCTCCACTACACCATCAACATCCTTTTTGTATGTGTCAATTGGAAGGATGCCCTCGCTGTATTTAGTGCGGTTAAAATACTCACAAGCACCACGCTCCTGCGCTAAATTGTTGCTGGCTTTTAAAAGATAGTATTGGAATGCTTCTGTTAAATCGTGTACAAGTTTCCACGCTTGAGGATCGCTGTACTGCACATGATTTTTAGCAAGATAATGTGCTAAACCAATATAACCAATACCTAGTGAACGTCTTGCCTTTGTACTAATTTCTGCTGCCTTAATTGGGTAACGCTGATAGTCAATAATTTCTTCTAGCGCACGAACTGCAAGATCACACAAGTCCTCAAGGTCGTCAAGTTCTTTTATTATACCTACGTTGATGGCACTTAGAATACATAATGCAATTTCGCCGTTTTCGTCATCAATGTGTTCTAACGGTTTTGTTGGCAACGTAATCTCTTGGCATAGGTTACTCATGTAAACGGTATCTTTAAAGCTGCTATGTGTGTTAGCATGATCAACGTTCATAATATAAATGCGACCTGTTTCGGCACGTTCTTTAATCAAGTCACTGAACAATTCCATTGCAGGAATTTTCTTTTTCTTTATGCTTGTTTTACGTTCGTACATTTCGTACATCTCTTTGAACTTGTCTGCATCGCCAAAGTATGCTTCATATAGTCCAGGAACATCATGCGGACTAAACAATGTAATATCCTCGCCTGCTAATAGACGTTCGTACATTGTTTTGTTTAATTGAATTGAATAGTCGAGTTTGCGTACACGGTTGTCTTCTGTGCCTTTGTTGTTCTTTAGCACAAGGATGTCTTCAATCTCTTGATGCCAAAACGGGAAATGTACGGTGGCTGATCCACCACGCACACCATTCTGTGTACAACAACGCACGGTGCTTTCAAACTTTTTAAGGAATGGAATAATACCTGTGTGTGCTACTTCGCCGCCACGTATTTTTGAATTGACACCTCTGATACGTCCAGAGTTAATACCAATACCTGCACGTTGTGCTGTGTAACGTCCAATTGCCATATCACTTGCAAAAATGCTATCTAATGTGTCGTTGCTGTCAACTAGTACACAAGATGCAAACTGACGCACAGGAGTACGC